TGTATTAACCATTTGATTATATCTCCTCTTTTGTTATGTATTTACAGCTATTAGTGCAATTATGCTTAGTAGCAAACGCTTGCGACTCTTTATTTAATGTTTTATAATGATCTTTATTGTCTAATGTATAAGCATCTTCATAATGCTCGTTATTTATATAATCATAACAATCTTCTACTATGATTTCAAATGGTTCAACTAATATCATATTCATCTCCTTTGCTGTGAAAATATTTACCATCATTACCAATTCTAGCATATCCACCACCAACTTTTCTAGCATATAACAGTGCATCTTTATCGTTTTTTGCGTAGAACTTAGTACCATTAGGTAACTTATATTCTTGTAAGACTTGAGAAACATGTAATGGCTGCCGCTTATTCTTTTTAACCATTTATTATTGCCTTTCTTATTATTTATTCAGTAACTCATCAAGCTTGTCAGACATATTTTGTCTCCACATAGCTTCTTCTCTAGCTGCATAACTAGATACCATACCTATTAAACCAACTATCGCTACTATTAACAACCCTATAAATAAAGCTGTGCCTGTATCAATATACTGCATTATTAATTACCACCTTCCTGTTTTTTATTGGCCTTTCTTTTTCTTGCCCAGACTTAATGGTTAAAGACCAAGTTCTAACTATATTATAGTATAACATAATAATATATTTATACTATATCTATTAACAGTAATACTCTTTATATTTACTCTTTATAAGCAGTACATCATATATGAAAGTATAATAGCCTTTAGAGCCAGTATGTGTCCTCTGTCACCTGGACTATACTAGCTCTATAATGGTTGGCTAACTGTTATTTGACGGGTTTACCTGATAATGATTCAACTTCCACATCCTCTTCCCAGATAGGTGCAAACCCCATTGATACACATGTATCGTTGATGCTACGCAGGTTCGCCTGACAGGCTCTGGTTACATCAGACTTACCAGGTATTTGCACACCAGCTAGCCTGTTATAACCTCTGCGTACCGGTGCATTGAGCACTGTCTTGAGGAACTTCTTGATGGTCTCATCGCGCAAGTCGATGAAGTAATTTCTGTTCATAATAATGAACTCCTTTCAGTTAATTTAATTAATTACTAATAAATTCATATAAAATCAATTATAACTTAAAATTCAAAATTGAAAATCCCCCGATAGGGGGAGTATATAGTTAAAAGGTTATATATCAAAATCCTACAATTTTTTCTTAGTATGTAATATATAATACTCACGTATATTAGCTATATTACTGTACAGTTAAATATTTTAATAAGGTTAAATAGTATATAGTTAAATATTCTGCGCGTGTATAATACATATAATATATATAGTATATATATAATACATATAATATGTAGGCAATATATTTTACTTGATTATTTAGTTAATTTAATATTAAAATAGCATTATAATTATGGTAGCTAAGTCGAACATATTAAAGTCATTAAGTAATTTTACTAGTATTGAGCGGTCTTATATACTAGAAGAGTTGTTAAAGTCGTCAAACACAAATCCTATTGACATTGATGGTAAAGTGTATTATGTTCACAAGGATGTAAGCAAGTTAATAGATGATTTAGTATTACAAATTAAAGAAATATCGTCGTTAAGGTTTCCATTAAACAATTATGGCGATATAGAATCTAATTAGTATATCGAATTGGAGTATTGTAAGATAAATGGAGTTAAGCACTATGTATATGATAATATGCAAGAGTTCAACGATAGTAAGTATTCAGATAAAGAAGTTGTAAAAAATTGGAGAAGTGCAAAAGAGGAAGATTGGGTATTAAGTGATGATAGTCGAATTATACAAATACTTAAAAAGTCTAAAATTAACCATCCTAATAATAGGAAAAATTACAAATACGTTACGCATTATTGTAGAACCGTTGTTGGTTCTTTTTTATGTCATAAAAAGGTATTTATGGACACTTCGTTTGAAAGCCACCCAAATCGTTATACATTTTCTAAGTCTTCTATTAAGGTTGGTAAAAGGATATACGAAAGGAAGACTACAACTAAAAAAGAAAAGATATTTGCTACAAACATCGCAGTTGGTATGGGTGCTGTTAAAAGTTACATTGATGCGTTTAGTGAGACAGATTCATATAAAGCAGAAAAGAAAGCTGCTATATTATTAAGGCAAGAGAGGGTTATGAAAGAAGTTGAAAAATCAGTATTAGACGTTGCAAAGGGGATGGGTATAGACCATGAGTATGTACTTACAAAGCTAAAGTGTTTAGCAGATGGTTCAGAAAGAGAAGAAACCATTCTTAGTGCAACTAAAGAGATAGGCAAAGCTATTGGTACATTAGGGGGAGCCGCTACTGTTAAAAAAACCGAGCAAGGTATAATAGGTTTATTCAGTGGATTTCAACCTGACCAATTAGAAGCTGCATCTAGATCAGAAATAGAAGTTCCCAGTGAGATAGTAGAAACTAAAAAAGAAGGAAGCGAATAATATGCAATATTGTCCTTATTGTGGTAGTTCTTATGGTAGGAAAAAAGGTAAAAGCAGCAGAGGTGACAATCAAAGGCTTGAATGTTATTCTTGTAATAGGCAGTATCAAGTCCCATTTGTTGATGAAACAGATTGCTTTCCTAGAATATTGTTATTTGATATAGAAACAAGTTTAATGAAGGTGTTTGTATGGGGTTTATATAAACAGCGTATTCCTCATCATAATATAATAGACGATTGGTATATATTATCTTGGTCTGCAAAGTGGTTATATGATGATAATATTATGTCTGATATAGTAACCCCTAAGGAATCTAAAAATAGAGACGATAAAAGAGTTGTTAAGTCTATGCATAGCCTTTTAGAAAAAGCTGATATAGTAATAGCGCATAATGGAGACAGGTTCGATTTAAGGAAACTGAATTGGAGGTTTATTAATAATGGTATTAATCCACCAACTCCCTACAAAACAATAGATACGTTAAAAGTGTCGAGGAGAGAGTTCGCGGCATCTTCTCATAAGCTGGACTTTTTAACAAAAAACTTTAAATTACATACAAAGCTTAGTACAGATTTTAAACTATGGGTTGATTGTATGTCTGGAGATAAGTCAAGACTAAATGAAATGGAGAGGTATAATAAGCAGGATGTAGCAGCTTTAGAAGACTTATATCTTATAATTCGACCTTATATGAAGAACCATCCAAACTTAGGTGTAATAATGGATATAGGGGATGTATGCAGTACATGTGGAGAAAAAGATATAGAAGAAACCGATTCTGTATATCTTACAACAGCTAGTAAGTTTCTAGTGTATAAGTGCAATAGTTGTAAAACTCCATACATACGAAGCAAGAAGCACATAAATAATAAAAATACAGAGCTAAGGAGTGTATCTTTCTAATGGGGTATCATGGTCATCGCAATCTTAAAAAAGATTTCATTAATAATACTGAGATTGAAAGTTATAATCTTGCTCAATCTATTAAAAAAATGAAAACCATAGCGTCTAATATAAATTTACGACATATATACAGTCCAGACAGTAGGGAGGCATCTATGATTACATCTTTAATAAAGATAATAAAACATATAGATACTCCAACTTTAATATCAGAAGAAGTAGAAGACTAAATTGAAAGTTAAAAAATGATTAAAAGAAAAGGTGTAACAAAAGGAGATTTTGTAAGGTCTATAAAAGATTTATGGAATATAGTAAATCATTTAAATAATAAGATTTTGGGTCTTGAAAATATATTAGTTGATTATATGGATTACAAAAAAGATGAAAAGAAGTTTAATAAATATTTAGATAAAAAATATAAAAGTGAACCTGAACTCCCAAAACATAAGTGAGGCAGAAAAGGCTCTAAAACTATCGAGTAAAGACTTAATAGCATTTGGCAAACTATTCTTGCCTGAGGATTTCTTGCGTAGTGAAACCCCCTTTTTCCACTATGAAATAGCAGACGCCATAGATGATAAAAATGTAAAACAGTCAGCTATTATTATACCTCGTGGTCATGGTAAAACCGTTTTAACAAAAGCTTCTATATTAAAAGACTTTTTGTTTTGTAAAGGTGGTGGTGACTTTTTATTTTACGCATGGGTATCGGCTACCCAAAAGTTGAGCGTCGGGAATATGGACTATATTAAACACCACCTAGAATTTAACGACAGAATAAGGTACTATTTTGGAGACACCAAAGGTCGCAAGTGGACTGAAGAAGATGTTGAGCTAAAGAATGGTTGCAAACTAATATCTAAGAGTAACGTTGCTGGTATTCGAGGTGGAGCAAAGTTGCACAAAAGATATGATTTAATAGTATTAGACGATTTTGAGCATGAAGCAAATACAATAACTAGAGAAGCGAGAGATAAAAATGCAAATCTTGTTACAGCTGTTGTCTATCCTGCTTTGGAGCCCCATACTGGTCGTCTTCGTGTTAATGGCACTCCAGTGCATTATGATAGTTTTATTAACAACCTTCTTAGCAAGCATGCTAAATCTAAAAAAGAAAATAGAGAGTTTGCTTGGAAGGTGATTACATATAAGGCTATTACTAAAGATAATGTACCATTGTGGGAGTCGTTTTTTAACACAAAGAAGCTAGAAGAAAAAAAGAGGTTTTACGCAGATTCGGGACAACCACAAAAGTTCTACCAAGAATATATGATGGAAGTAACGAGCGAAGAAGATGCCGTGTGGACTAGGAAGCATATAAAATATTGGAATGGATACTACAAGAAATCAGAAAAAGATGGTATGAATTATATAGTAATAGACGGAGTCGAAAACCCATGTAATACCTTTATTGGGTGCGACCCAGCTACAGATATTAATACTAAACACTCAGATTACAGCGTTATCATGGTAGTAGCAGTAGATAATGATAATAACTTATATGTACTTGAATATGAACGGCACAGAAGTATCCCCACCATTGGGTCTAAAACCAGCGAAGGTGAAACTATTGGGAAGAAGGGAGTTGTAGATTATATAATAGAATTATATAATAAATACAATTGTACAAGTGCAACTGTTGAAGACGTTGCTATGAACCGAAGTATTTTTCAATCATTAAACGATGAGAGAAGAAGGATTAATAGGTTTGATATAGCTGTTATTCCTCAAAAGCCAGGTGGTGCAAATAAAAGAAATCCT